AAGAGATTTAGTAGCTTAGAAGTAGGTGAGGCCATGATTGGAGACTGGAAAAGCTATGGTGTTTCAAGTGAGCAAGTTTACCGTACTGATAAGAAATGGCTCGAAGCTAACGGGCTAGTAACGATCAAAGTAACGACCAAGGGCACTATAGCGAAGCTAACCTCGGCGGCCCTTTTCGACATTAACCCAGCTCGACCTAACGGACAAGCTAACGCCAAACTAACGGACAAGAAACGATCAACTAACGGACAACTAACGACTAACAAGAATGTAAAGAAAGAGAAGAATGTAAGAAATAAAGTTACTAACGTAACAAAGAAAAAATCTTACGGAAATGAAAGTTTAAATAAATTTATGGAAGCAGTCAGGAACGTAAACGCTGGAAACTTGCCTGTAGGAAACTCTACAGCAAAGGATAGGGGGATGTATTCCACAATGCTAAAGGGGTTATTGGGGGTTAGGAAGCTACCCAAAGAGCTTACCCAGGACGATAGGAATGCACTGAACGACTTCTTCACATGGCTACATGAACACCGTACTGGTAAGCAAATCGAGTACCAGAACATATTCACTTTTAACCAGAAAGTCAGGTATTACAAAGCTAATATTTTAAATAATTCATAATGGAAAATACTGTAAACACTGCTGTGGGCATACTTCCCAAAAGTTTAGTCAAGAAACTTGTTAGTTGGAGGGTATTAAACCCGAATAACATCGAGATGTTTCAATCATTTGTTGATAAGACAAGCGGAGAGCACGTAACCACGGCTTACTCTTTCCTAAAGATGTACGATGCAGCAGATGCAGAACTACAAAATCACGCTGAGATGCACCTAGTTCGTGTCGAAGATCTATGGAATCTAATAGCCCTAGGAAAGACTACCTTGATGCCAAGGAGGGCTACCTCAGATCCAAAAAACATAGTGTTTTCTTTCTCTCGACCATCAATAAATCAAGTTGGGGTCCCTAATAAGAAAAAAAGCACTTTCATCTAGTTTCTGGTTGAAAGATGTTTTATCTGGGTGTATATTATGCAAGGCATTTGTTGTAAAAGCCCTAGTCCATATTAGCTTCTAGCAGCTGTCACATGCAAAATATGGGCTAGACTTTGTTAATAACTACCATCGCTCGGCTAGGTTATTTTTCCTCGTCAGGTTTATATAACTGCCAGTATGGGGCTAGGTGATGGTAATTGTTAATAAAGCACTATGGAAGAAACAATTGTCAAGATTAGGTCTAACTTAGAAGATTTACTTTTTTTTGATCCTAAAGCAGAAAAGCTATATAAAAAAGCCGAGGTATTCTGTGATTATCCATCTGGCCCTAAAAAGGCAGAAGTGTTACTAAAGTCCATCCGTTGGATAATTGATTATCGTAAGATTCATGGGGTTGATACAGAGGGTTGGGCTTGAGGAGTATAAGGCAATTGTTAAAAACACATCTGAATTTACATCACACGAATGGTTAGAGTTAATTGCTTCTAAGTCAGAGATTTCATGGTCATCAAAATATTTCCTAGGTGTTGAAAATATCAAGTACCATAACTTCAAAAAAGGGTACAAACATATCACTTATTTTTTCAAGCCTCTGGGGTCCCATAGTAAAACAGCTCAGTTACTAGAACTAGACCTTCTCAGAACAAATAGACATAGAGGTTGGTTTGTTTATGAAAATCCAACTGAAAGAAAAACTGTAAAACTTAGACATGTTCATATGGTTAATAACTATGAGATATGGCTAAAGCACATCAGCAATGGTAGAATTGATTAAAATTATTAGATTTTCTATGACACCTGAAGAGGATTTAGCACAATTAAGAAAGGAAGAGAGGGAATTTGCAAAGGAGCAGGGAGAAACTCTTTTACCTACAAAATTTGTTTCTTACCAGGGTAAGATAACTGTTTCTGAGGGTGTTATTTTAGTTAATAAAGTGAATATTGTATCTTCAACATCCAAGGATCTGAAAGATGACCGATATTCACTAGATAATATTCGTTATAAAATCGCGGATAGTCTGAAGGATATATGGAAGGAAGAAGGATTGCAGGTAATTGGATTAGATAAATTAGAAGAGATGTTGAAAACATTGAGAAAGAATGAAGAGAAGTATGTGAACATAGTTGTTACTTATAAACTTTTATAGATACCATTTATGCCTCTTTCAAAAGGTAAGTCTAAAAAGTCAATATCAAAAAACATTAAAACTCTTAGGAAAGAGGGGAAGAGTAGAAAGCAAAGCGTGGCTGTTGCTCTTAATGTAGCTGGTAAATCTAGAAGGAAACGAAAAAGGAAGTAATATGGCAAAAACAACTAAGACTAAAAAGTCGAAAAAGAAGAAGAAACTAGATCCATGGAGACCACCATTCTACAAAACTCCTGAAGAGTTCCAGGCTAAAGTAGAAGAGTATTTTGATGGTGGTCATAGAATGAAAACTGTATTTATTGCTAAGACAGGTGAAACTATGGAGGTACCTGATATTGGAATCATGGATCTAACTCTCTATCTTGGCTTTGCGGATAGATCATCATTCTATAAGTATGAGCACAAAGAAGGGTTTAGGCACACTGTAAAGAGAGCTAGGTCTTTTATTACTAGAGAGTATGAATCTTTACTAAGAGAAAACCCTACAGCCGCAATCTTTGCATTAAAGAACTTTGGATGGTCTGATAAGCAAATTATTGAGAACACTAACAAGAATGTAGATGTAAATGATGCAGCAGTAGATGATAAGGCAGATAAGATCTTGGAAGCATTAAACAAACTTTAATGGATGACACAGAAGCAAATAGCAGCAGAGCTAGCTGACAGCCCAGAGTTAAGAAAGACATTAGCAAATAAAAGTATTGAATTTTTCTCCACTTTCTACCTCTCAGAACACATTAAATCAGATATCCCTTCTCTACATAAAGAGTGGTACGAAGCTCTAACTACGTACGATAAGATCGCCATAGCTGCTCCCCGTGAACATGCCAAGTCAACAATTTTCTCACTAATATATCCTTTGTGGTGTCTGCTTACAGGGAGAGCAAGTTATATAGTTATCATCTCAGATACTATTACCCAGGCTAAAGAGTTTGTAGGTGCTATAGCAGAAGAATTGGAAACTAATGAGAAGATCAAAGAGGACTTTGGGGATATTGCTGGTTACATTCCACAAGGTGCCAGGGATAAGGAGAAGTGGACAACCGAACAAATAAACACTACAACAGGTGTAAGGGTCCAGGCAGCAGGTATAAAGTCAAAATTGCGTGGTATGAAAAAGGGGGCGCAAAGGCCTGATTTAATTATATTAGATGATGTCGAAAATGACGAGAATGTAGTTAGCTCAGATCAAAGAGAGAAAGTAAGCAATGTTTTTACAAAGTCTATACTTAACCTGGGCAAAACAGCTAAAGTTTTCGTTATAGGGACAATACTTCACCATGACTCATTATTACTTAACCTGATTGAATACCCAAAGTTTGGGTGGTACACGAAGATTTATAGGGCCATAAAAGAAGACGGGTCTGCTCTAGCACCAGAACTATGGACGTTGGAAGATTTAGAGGCAAAAAGGTTAGAGATTGGTTCACTACCGTTTGCACAAGAATTTGAAAACAATCCTATAGATCCTGAAACACAAATATTCAAGCCAGTTAGGTTCTATTCTGGGAACGACCTGGATTTAAGAATGCTAAAGATGTTCTTGCATGTTGATTTAGCGGCTGAGGAAAAGCAATCATCTGACTACAACGCTATGGTAAGTATTGGTAAACATGTGCAAACTAATGATATTTATGTAGTTGACCCTCGCAGATTGAAGACATCTGACCCCTACTTGGTCATAAAGACCTTGATAGAGTTGAATAAAATATACAACTACATTAAAATAACCATAGAACAGAACAATTTTCAAAGATATTTTCAGAAAATTGTTAAGAGAGAATTAGCAGCTGATGGCAGATTCCCAGGTGAGAAGTTACCACTGGTAGGTGTTAATACAGTAAAAGATAAGGTCACTAGGGCGTTGACTACAACACCATATGTTGAAAATGGACGTGTAATATTTAATGCGTCCCATCAAGACTTTATGGCAGAGTTACAGCAATTTCCTAAAGGAAAGCATGATGATATGGTTGATAGTTTTATTGGTGGGGTCGGCCTAGCAATAGATCATCAGACTACAGGTAGAAAAGTTATAAAAAGCGGTAAGAGTATTAGTTATGGAAATAATTATTAATGTCAGCAACATCAAATAAACCTCGGATTCCTCAAGATAGTTTCAAGATAATTGGCGCACCAGGTGAGCAGCTAGTTAGGAACTTTGATAAAGAGGAAACAAGGAACGATAGTATTACAATAATGGATCTGAGGCGTATGATCAATAACGATGGTCAGATGCAGATGCTTTGGAATGCTATTCAAACTACTATTATGAGCGCTGGCTTCAGTATAATCGATGATGAAGATTTTCTTGCAGAGAACCCCGATGAGGTAAGCCCTGAGAAGGAATTTATAGAAAAAATATTCACTAAGTCTAGTAAAAAGGGTGGTATGGGAACCCCTTGGGACGTAACAACACGTACATTCCTAAGAGCTTTAATCGAAGGGTTTATTTGTTTTGAAGTGGTATACAAAAGGTTGCCTGATGGTTCAATAGGTTTGGAAGGTGTAGAACCTAGAGTAGCCCTGAATAGCGAAAAAGATGTCATGATTATCGTAAGAGATAATGGCAAATACAGTGGTTTCCACCAGCGAACAAACTTTGGAGGTAAGATAGTGGATGTCAGTGTTACTAACACCAGCCCAATTCTGAAGACTGTTAAGGCGACATATGGTCGCGAGTTTGGAAGTAACTATGGACGTTCAGCATTTAGGGGTTTATGGTATCACTATGATAAGGCGCATAAGAATATGTTCTTGGGTCACATTGGCAGTGAATTAGGTGTAACTAAATATGCAGTGCTCAAGGTACTGGATATTGCGACAGTAGAAGAGACTGACCAGGTTATGTCTTTCTTGAATCGCAGAGGAAGCGAGAGTACAATCTCTTTACCATCCGACAAGTTTGAAATCGAGTTCGAAGATATGGTTAACGCAGAGGTGATGAAGGTAGGTTTTGAGTATGTAAAACTTCATTATTCTACAATGGCTAAGGGTCTTTTAGCTCAATTCATTGACCTAGGGTCAGTAACAGGAGGGACGGGGAGCAGAAGTCTTGCGGAAGACCAAATAGAGTTCTTTATTAATGGTTTAAAAACTATTAGTGAGACTATAATTGATGATACATGGAATCAAGTTATTGATAGTTTAGTCATAGCTAACTTTAATAATGGTATCTACCCTAGTTACAAAACTAATCCTATAGGTAATGATGCAGCAGAATCGCTATTTACTGCGTTCAACGAGTTAATCAAGAAGGACGAAGTGACAGATCAGGTTAAGAAACAAATAATACAGAAAGGTGGCGATGAATTAGGTTTGGAAATTGATGAAACACTTCTAGACCAAGAATTTGAGGAAAACGCAATTGACTCGCAACCTCCTATTGTTGAAGAAGAAGTTGGATTGCATGACCATTCTCATAGTCTAGAACTTGCAGAGAACCGAGAGTTGTTCCCAGACGAAGAGAAGGTTAACTTGACATTGATTGAGAAAGAGTTAACTTCTAAAGAAAAAGCCACACAATCAGCAGCAATCTTAATTGTTGAGAGGGATAAACAAACAACTATAAATAGATATGTAAGGGCTTGGAAGAGTGGTAGTGTTTCAAAAATTGGGGATACATCAATAAAACTAGCAGAGGATGATCAGACATTGGAGCAGTTATTGCTTGCTTTCGCAAATGAAGTCCATAACTTCGGGAAAGTCCAGGCAGCGAATGAGATTAATGCAGCAATATCAACAACGAGTAAAAGAGAGCGATCTAAATTGATTGAAAAAGTTAAATCAACAATTGACAAGTTAGACGTAGACTTGTCTTATCGGCTAGCCCAGATAACAATTAATGCATTGAACAAGCAGCAAGGTGCAGATGAAGATACCTTAAGGAGAGACCTAAATACTGATTACAATGCTTTCTGGAGCAGCCTATTAACAACTACAATTTTGACTCTAAGTGGCACATCTTTCAACTTTGGGAGGCAGTTTAGCTTCAGAGAAAACCAAGGGAAGATTATTGCGTATAGATATACCGCGATTCTTGATAGCAGGACTACTAAGTTCTGTAGGTCAATGGATGGTAGGGTATTTAAGAAAAGTGACCCAAATGTATTCCAATATGAACCACCTAACCACTTCAATTGTAGATCACTTTATACAGCAATAACAGAAGATGATGGTGAGATAGTATTACCACAAGGTAAACCACCAATCCCTAGTCCAGTAGCTAGTCTTAACACTTTTACCGATAAAGATGTGAAGCTCAGTGATAACGAAATAGCAAAGATAGAAATAGATCAAATGTTAGATATTTTAGATGGCACTGGATAGTGGTCTAACCAGCGAAATATATAACCGAATTAACACCCTACCTCCTAAAAGCAGGGCGGAGTATATTGTGAAACTAAAAAAAGCTATAAAGGATGACAAAGAAAGAGATAAAGATAATAAGATAAGCGACCTGTTTGACGGCGTTGTCAAAATGATGGATACAGTCAATAATATCCCCATGACGCATCTAGACTTAGAAGATAGTTCAGAAGATGTCCATCCTCAGTACTTAAACCAAGGCCGGATGATGAAGCTGATTGAGCCTGAACTAGATGCTATTAACTCAAACTTTAGCGAACTGAAGCAACTCACGGATCTAAGTAGTCAAAAACTGATCGAGAAAGTGAAAGTGGTCTCAAATTCAATCAGCGATATACAATCTAAAGTTGACTTAGTAGATAAAGAGAATAAGAAATCGTTTAATATCATTAAGCCCCAACTACTAGAATTGCAGGAGAATGCAGAGGCATTGATTAACACTCTGCGTCAGGAAAATATCAGCTCTGTACAGAGCCTTAAAAAAGAGATATCTAGATTAAAGGAATCTATAACAAAAAAAGTAGCCCGTATAGACCTCCCCAAGAAAGTTGAGGTTGTAGCAGGAGATAATATTAAGGTTGAAACTACTGAACTGGCCACTAAGATTAAGTACAAGATATCTTCAGGCCCCAAAAATATCAATATACTCGGAGGTGGCAGTGGTAATGGTAGCGGTTTCAGCGGAGGGACTGTGAGCCAGCCTATTACTGGGAATATTACAATCACTGAAATTTTAGGAGAAACCCTAATACTTATAGCAGATGCTACTAGTGGAAATATTACAGTAACATTAGGGCCTGCAGCAGGTTTAGAGAATAAATATCTTCAAGTTAAGCGTAAAGATAATAGTGTCAACTCAATTACTATAGACGCTGATGGAAGCGAGACGATTGATGATGTATTAACACTTTCCGTTCCAACTCAGTATGATGCTCCAAAAATATTCTGTGATGGAACAGAGTGGCATGAAGTTTAAAGTTTAAACATATAATATGGGTTATTCAAGACAGTTATTTTATACAGCTACAAATGCTTCAAGTACGGGTTTGAATGATGGTGGATTATTGAGTATTAATGCTGATAATACTAAGGTTGATATTTCTGCTGGTGAAGGTAGGATTGTTGATGATTTTACGAATCCTGGAGAGTCTTTAGAACAAAAGGTAAAATGGGAGGCGATTGTTGGCGTAGTCTTACCTGATATTACTACTACTGAACTTACATTTATTGGGCTTGACTCAGATGCAAATGTAATCCTACAAGACGCTGACTTTAGTCAGGTACAAAGAAGAGATATTATTAAACTTGGAGCAGCCTTTCACCCTTCTACGATAGTAAGTGCTGTGGGTAATACTCCAATTCCTAGTTATGACACTCCTAATGCACTAAATGATTTAATTAGTTCTTTTGGTGATCTATTAATAAGTGGTGGTATTCTTACAGCTTATGATACTAACTTACAAATAGGAAAATCTGAATCAATAGTATTTGCAAGGGGAAAGAATAAGCCAGATAGCAATAAAAGTCCTAATATCCGCACAGGAGCATTGCTAGACCCTGTGCCTAATATTGTATATGATTACCGAGATGGAAGTGGTGGTAATACAACATTTAATAGTACTACGGTTGATCCTGCGCAATGGGATGATGGAAGTGGTGTCCTACAGTCTGTCCCATCCAATAGATGGACTATACAACCCTTTTATAATGATACTAACATTAACCTTATTGGTGCTGAGATAGGTCAATCTTTATATAAAAGTATTGGTGATGCTTACTTAAACCTGGGGAAAGAACCATTTGTTACTGACCCTAACACCGTACCAAGTTGTTATATTGGATCTCTAATACTTAGGGGTGATGTGACAGATTTACAGGGCCAACCAGATCGATGGTTATTTGTGCCAGCTAATAATCTGGGGCAGCCTTCAGTAGTCGTTCCAGGTGGGGAAATTCCAGGTGGAAGTATAGTAGCTTCTAATGCCCAGGTTAATGAGTATACTGCAGATATAGTTTTAGATGACTCAGTTGGTAATGAATTCTTTAATATTGATGCAACTTCAGGTCCAAGGGCATACACGTTGCCAACAGCGATTGGTAATACAAATGAATATTGGTTTAGGAAGTCTGATGCTAGCTCGAACGCTGTAACTATAAATACAATTCTCGCACAAACAATTAATGGGATACCAGCAATACTTCTAACAACACAATACGATTTAGTAAGTATTAAATCAGATGGTGCTAACTGGATGGTAACAACTTTATCAGGTTTCCCTAACGAAGTAGCTTGGGAAAGATCAACTGGCACTGCAACGATGAGTGATAATATAAAAGTACATCTTTGTAATAGCACCTCAGCTTACACCCTTACACTCCCCGCACACAAAGCAGGGCGAGATATCCGTATAGTAAACGAAAATAGAGGACGGGTTACCTTATCTCCCACTAGTGGAACTATTAAGGGTTCTACTACAGAGGTACTTCGTTGGTGGGAGAGTATTATTTTAATTAGTGATGGAACAAATTGGTCATGAGCTTAATAAGAGAATTCCGTTTGCAACCATATGATGCGAATGCGACCAGAAGTATAAGTACAGCAGAGCTTGGAATAGATGCTAATATTAGTGGAACATACTATGCAGTCCTAGGAATAAGACTAAAGGGCGCTGAATTGGATAGTAAAATTATTGTGCAGAGTGTTGACCTTATGACAAGCACGGGTGATAACTTTGCTTGGGAATTAAGATTAAACCCATCAGTTGGTGGAACATTTACATTCAACGATATACCAGATAGTGTTGCACAGGGTGTGATTGGAGACCAATCTAACAATCCTTCTCAGAATGTAGTTACCCTTGGTGACTATATTGCGTCAGGCTACGTTTCTGATCGCGTGAGACATACAGGGAATGTGCCTCTAAATATAGAGCTTACAGCTCCTGGTGGTACTCCTGATGAGCTAATCTTGTGTGTAACACCAACAGAGGGTGATAATAATTTAGATATATTTGGCGCAATAAATTGGGCCGAGGAAGATAATTAATTATGGCAGATCTAGTAGTAACCTCAAAAACAAATGCAATTAAGGTAGAGTTTAATGATAGTCCTTTCTACGATAAGCGTAGTGGAAATACTTACACAGAGGGGACATGGGCTAAATCAGACATTGCGAATATTAAGCTTACAGGAGCTGAAGATTATGTGATTGTCCAAGAACGTGATGAATTTGAGTGGACTTTATCCTATGACGGAAGCGGTTCGTCGTTCAAGGTGGACTCTGTTGATGCTGTAGTACCTACAGATAATAAGGATTTATATGACTTTCTTTCTGCGTTAATAGAATAGTAGTATAGTAGGGTATGAACCCTAATGAACATGAGGTCGCTTGGAAGCCAACTAAAAGCAATTTTTGCTTAGTGATTGCACAGCTATCCTATAGGTGATAGTATTTAAATAATTAATTGGGGCAATATATGAAAGAACTACACATAGCGTTATCTATGATTTCTAAAGATAACGAATCTTCTATTTTAAAGACACTAGAATCTACACAGGGTGTATTTGATTCATACCACCTAAACGATACTGGGTCAAAAGATAAGACTGTTGATATTTTCAAACAATGGTGTGAAAAGAATAAGAAAGAATCTACCCTTATACAAACAACGGTAGGTAAGGATTATCCATCCGTTGAAGTGCATGGTGTTAAAATGCTTGCTGACTTCGGAGCAGCTCGAAACGACGTGACCAAGCTTGCCAGGGAATCTGGCGCAGATTTTATGTTCTGGATTGACACTGATGATGAGTTAGTTAACCCAGAAGCAGTTAAAGCTATAGCAGCTCATATGAGAGAGCATGGTGTTATGGCAGGTCTACTTAAGTATGAGTATGCAAAAGATTCGTTGGGCAAAGTTATAATAGACCAAAGACGTGAGAGGCTTATAGATCTTAGCTATCCTGGAGGATGGAAGTATAATGTTCATGAAAACTATGTTGTAGAATTAAAAGGAGATGCAAAATTAGTAGCAGCATCTTACGATCAAGTAGTAGTGACCCATAACAGGACTGAGGGTGCATCTGCTGCTACAGGAAGGCGTAACCATTTGATACTTATGAATGTATTAGAAGAGAAAGGTTTAGATAATCTGGATGAAAAAGAGCTAAATGATTTAGCATTTGACCACTACGAGAGGAAAGAATATACCGAGGCACTTAAGTACTACCAACTTTTATCTGAGAAAGAGTTATCCACTGAAAAACGTAATGAGATACTAGGGAACATCGCTGATTCGCATTTTCGCTTAGGAGATGCAGCAGAAGCTGCAAAGTATGCGACTGATTTGATCACAAGTGACCCCACAGCTAGCAACGCTTATTTAATACTGGCGCAGATTTTTGCTTCATATAATAACTTCCAACTTGCCGAAAAATACTCTGACATTGTTATAGGATTAGGTGCTCCGAAAACTATAGGGCCTGTTATGCAACTCGCATATACAGTTATTCCATTAAAGATTAAGATACATGCGTTAATTCTGAAGAAACAATATAGAGATGCTAGAGAGTTTGCTAACAAACTTCTGAAAGAGACCAACTTTAGTGCTGATTCTAAAAGGGTTATGCAGCAAGTCGAAGATGAGGGGCAAAGCTCTGATTTTATTGAGGCTATCAAAGTTATTACTAACTATTCACAAGACACTAATGATGTGAATATGATGAAACATTTGATAAGCCTTCTTCCCAAATCTTTAGAACATGTTGACATATTAAAACAAGTTAAGGAAGAGGTTAGCAATGATCTTGCTAGGTTCACAAAGAAGGTCAAACTAAAAGGTTCGAAGGATATAAGAATTTGGGCAGGCCCACATTATGAACAATGGGACGGTGGAAGCGATACCCAAAGAGGTATTGGTGGTAGTGAGGGTATGTGTATTCAGCTTTCTAAAGAGCTAGCTAAGCTCGGGAATAATATTACTGTTTATAATGAGAGCAACGGTGGTGAATTTGACGGTGTTGTTTATGCTAACTATCGAACATTTAATCCTGATGATAAACATGATGTATTCATCTCGCTTAGAGACCCAAAAGCGTTTGACAAAGTTATTAACGCGAAAAAACAATATCTTTGGTTACATGATACTGAGTATGGCCAGGTCTCAAAGTCCTCGTTCTACGCAGCAAACAAAATTATAGTACTAAGTGATTATCATAAAGAGATAATCAAGCAGAACCATGGCCTCACAAACGATAATAAGTTCTGGGTAACTCGCAATGGAATACTGATGGACAGGGTGCTGGAGGCAGAGAAGAAAGCAGGTGAGAGAAAACCATACCAACTAATATACGCTAGTAGCTATGATAGAGGTTTAGACAACTTCTTATCTCTTCTTGATACAATTAAAGAACATGTACCAGAAGTGAGTGCAAAGATATTCTATGGATGGAATACATATGACGCAATGATGGAGGCTCGAAAGGGCACCCAGACAGGTCAGTATATGAAACAAAATAAGGATAAAATACTTTCTCTCCTGGAGAAACACCCAGAGGCAGAGGAGCTTGGGCGTATCCCACAACATATGCTATACCAGGAATTCGCAGAATCATCTGTTTGGTTTTATCCAACAAACTTTACTGAGATTAGCTGCATTAATGCCATGACTGCGCAGTCACTAGGTGCAGTACCAGTCTGTACTCCAATAGCAGCATTGAATGAAACTGTTAATGCTGACTATGGTATTAGAGTGCCTCTAGAGAAGACCGCACAAGGAGTCATCCATCTTCTTAATAACCAAGAAGAGTTAGCAGACCGGCGTCAAAACATGATCGAATGGGCTAGAAAGCAGTTCGATATGACTACGCTAGCTAAAGAATGGGATGCATTTTTTAATAAAGATTAATGAGCAAAAACAGTACTAAACTAGAATCTTTTGTAAAGTTTTGCGAGAATCATCCCAATCAGCGTTTTTGGCAGGCACTTCGAAATTGGAGTGGCCACGAATATATACTTGTAGCTGAGGGTGCCAGCGCTCTTAAGAGGCTGATGTCCAAGCTCTCGGGTAGCCAATCGCAGAATTGGCAAAACACTGAAGATACTTATTGCTTGGACAATGATGAAATATAAGCTAGTTTTGTATTTCCTGCCAGTATGCATTTTCCTAAGTGGAACTGTAATCTTGGCAAATATCAGTATTTGGTTATTCTTAGGTGTTTTCCTCTTAGTATGGGGTAACGGCGCGTTAATGCGGACTTCAAACTCTATCAAACAGATAGAAGAGGAAGCTATGATTGAATTTATTATGAATATGAAAACAGAAGAGCTAGAAGCACATATAACTAAGTTAAGAAACTAAAGTGAAAACAGGAAATAAATACCTTCTAAATCCTAAAAGGAATCATCAGTATTACAGCAAAAGTGATGGACATTTTATGAGTTATGAAAACTCACTTAAAGCAGATACTATCATTGATCGTATAAAATGGGTTAAAGAAGAATTATTGGAGATAGGATCTAGAAGCCATGTCGATGTTGGCTGTAAAGATGGCTATTTAGGTTTAGTACTAGCGCAGTTAGGTATAGGGTATATTGGTGTAGATCCAAGTGCAGACGCGATAGCTGAAGCTCAGACAAAAGCTGCTAGGTGGATGGTTAAAGTTCCATCTATGTCTGTACCAAATTATAAAGTATCTATGCTTGAAAACTTGGTAGATAGTGCAGCTGATTCTGTTTCTATGATGGAGGTATTAGAGCATGTTGTCGATGAAAAAGCGGCATTAAAGAAATTATGTAGTCTAGCTCCACAAGTCCTTATAACTACTCCTGATATAGACGGTAGACATGGACTAGAAGATAGCAAAACTAACTTAGAACATGTAAGGCTTTATAGCCAGAAGGAGCTAGAGGATCTATGTACTCAATATGGGAATATAGAAACTTCATTGAAGCGAGATGATGCTTTATATATTAGATTCACTGTAAAATGAAAATAGCATTCTATACTAACCTAGTTCATGAAGGGTGGAGCGCTGATAGTCTTGAGACTGGCGTTGGTGGTAGTGAGGAAGTTCTAATTCTATTAAGCCGAGAGTTGGTTAAGAAAGGACATCAAGTAACCATATTTCACAACGGGAAGCATGGAGAGTTTGATGGTGTCAAATATGAGGATCATCGGCAGTTCTCTAACTTCGAGGGTTATGATGTTTTTGTAGCTTTTAAAGCACCGCATATCTTAAGGGAGACAATTAATGCTAAAAGAAAGTTCTACTTCAGTGTTAGTTCTGAAAATCTACCTATTTGGGTAGTTGAAGCGTCAGAAAAGATTATAGGCATATCTGACTACCACTTATCAAAGATAACCCCTTCTGACGCAGATAAGAAGCGATTTTACTTGTTCGCTGATGAAAAAGAATTAGTTGAAGCAAAGGATGACAGAAATAGCGGGACTATACTATATAGCAGCAGTTTCGATAGAGGGTTAGAGGATTTATTAAAAGATTGGTCGGAAATACGTAGAAATAACACCGATATTAATGAATTAAGAATAGCTTACGGATGGGATTTCATGGATAAAGGTGGCGCAGGAAGCCCTGATTATGCTAAATGGAAGAACAATATGTTAGAACTTATGAGGCAGCCAGGAATAACGTACCTTGGTCGTTTATCCCGCGGGGATATCAATAGAGAATATTGGCGTGCAGAGTATTGGGCACTCCCACTTAACAACCCTGATAGTGAGTTATTTTGTATTAATGCAATTAAAGCTCAGTATTGTGGCGCTAAGCCAATTGTTAACAAAGAGGGGGCGCTAGTTGAAACAGTGAACCAATATGTCGATTATAAAGAGTTTGTTATGGGTACTTCTATTGATCCCAATATATTGGCTAATAAACAGTATACAGTAGGATTTTTACTTGAGGATGCGATAGAAAGATGGTTAGGAATAGTAGGCTAAGAAGACAACTTACAGAAAAATATCAAAGGTTATTGATATCTAAGACGCAGGGTTGGGTTGATGACCGTGTCTCAGGGCAGATTGTGATTAGTATGGAGTTTGGAGATATAAGCAATATAAAATTTAATGAACATGTTGGACTATCAGCTATGATGTCTTTACAAGAAGGCAATGATAGTTTAGAATAAGAAAAATAAGTGTATATCTATTTAGATTTTATCACCAGTTCGTTTGCGAGCTGGTTTTTTGTGTTCTATGGCAAAGAGGAAAATAAGAAAGCAAATATTACGATATGGGAAATGGCGTAAACCTATGTCTATTTCTGATACTTTCACTATAACAAAAGATTTTGTTAGAAAATTAGTTAATAACTTTGAACATTCTCCATTTGCTCCTGTGATTAGAGGGCATAATGAGGCAGAGGCAGAGAAAAACCCAGCATTGATTTTGAATAAGAATATTAATGCGTTGTATATTACTGACACAGGTTTAGATGCAGAGTTTGAGATAGATGAAAAAGAGATTGAGAACTATAACGACGTCAGCGTAAGTATGGATACCAACTATGTGAATAAGGAAACCGGCATATCTATTGGCCCGGTACTTAAGCATGTAGCGATGGTATTAAATCCTTACATTAAAGGATTAAATAGCTTTGTCTCTTTAGGAGATCAAAACGATTTAGTAATTAATTTATCAGAAATACAATCTATGGCAGATGAAACAACCAAAGAGCCAGAAGTTGTGACTGAAGAGGAAGAGGAAGCTACCCCCGTAGCGACAGAAGAATCTACCCCTGATGCAGTAGAAGAATCTACCCCTGAAACCGAAGAGGTGAAAGAGGAAGAAGAGGCTACCGAGGAAGAGGAAGCCCCTGAGGTTACTCCAGAAAGCGAAGAAGTTGAACAAGTTAGCGATACTGGCAGTGTTGTGAACGCGTCTGAAACGATCGCAGAGCAAGCAGCCCAGATAGCGAAACTAGAAGCCAAGTTAAAGTTGAGTGAAGCTAATGAGCTTTACGAGAAACTATCTAAGCAGGGAAAGGTTACCCCAGCAATGAAGGATCCTTTTATTAACCTGGTTAGTGCAAGTGCAAGTCAGATTAACTTATCTGATGGCAGCAACCTTGAGTTGAAAGATGCAGTATTGGGTCTTATAGAGAAGATGCCGGTATTGGTGGATTTCAGTGAAAAGGGAGTCAACGTAGAGGCAAACATCGAAACTGATATGTCTATGTTTGGCGTGCCTCACGATGAAGTGATGCGGTTGCAGAAAAGATGGCCTGAGAAAGGTGACGAATTCGAAGCAAGATTGAAAAAGAATGCTTCTACAATAATTACTGAGCTTGAAAAAGCAGGTAAGATTTAAATTTTATTTTAATAATTTATGGCACAAGCTACAGGTGCACGAATGCCAGAAAGGCAGCCTTCTGAACTAGTTTCATACTCAGGTGCAAGTGGATACGTCTACTACAAGGGCACATTTGTTGTTTCAACAGATACTGATGTGATTACACCAGGTAACGAAGGTCTATCTACATTTTTAGGTTACAAGTTCCTAGGGGTCGCAGAGACTCAGATTGATCTAACTGGTGGACAAACTGGGCTTTCAGCAGTTAATCAAGGTCTTAAGGTCTGGAAAACTGGTGAATTTACTATGGAAGCAAATGGTGTAGGTGTATCAGCTGATATCGGTCAGCGAGCGCTACTATTTGATGATCAAACAGTAGGTACTTCAAAAGCAGGAGCGACTTTAGATGTTGGTGAGATTATCGGTCTACCAACCACTTCCTCATACAGGGTTAGAATCACTAACGCTATTGGAAATGTAGGAGCTTAAAATATATAACTTTTATTTTTAATTAATATGGCAATAACAAAAGACAGTTTCCCGCAGACTGCAAACAGAGTTGATCTTGCTGTAGCCTTCCGTGAAGGACGTAGTGTAGTACCAGATACTAGCTACAAAATGCTTCTTATGAGCGAGAATTCAAACTCGAACGCTAAAGAGGTAGTCTTCTATGGATCTAAAGGTCGACTAAGACGTTTCCGCGGTGAGAGACAAAGTCAGAGTTTTGAGGAATATAAATATTTCGCTAGACTAGACGATTGGGAGATGACACATGACTTTTCTCGTAACTTGATTGCAGATGATCAAAGTGGTGGTTTGCTTGAGCGTAAGATTAGATCTTTCGGTACTGATATTGAGAACTCACTAGAAGAGGAAACACTAGTTTACTTAAGGCAGGGAGTATCAAAGCTAGGTTTTGACAAAGCAAATCTATTTGACTTTTCACATGCATATGTAAATAGTTCAGGGGTTACAGTAACTGACTTCACTCAGTCTAATATGGACCTATCAAATATAGGTATTACTACTAACTCTATAGAGGCAGCACAGTTCCACTTTGCTAATCTAAAGGATGACAAAGGAAAACAGTTTAAAGGGAAAATGACTCATGCAATGGTGAGACGTGGATCTCAAAACGCATTCCGAGCGAAAGAGATTGTTAATTCTACATTCGCTCCAAGTCCAACAGTTAATGACAATACTATTAATGTATTGGCTGATTTCTCAGTTATCGAAGTTGACTATGGTATAGGAGTATCTGAGTGGATTGCACTTGATCTTTCAAGTTCTGAAAATTTACCAATACTTGCTCTAGAGCACGCAAGTGCACCAGGTATGAATAATATGGAGTTCACAGCTCTAACAGACCCTGGAGATACCGAACAAACTTATAGAACTAATAACTATTCTGTAGGTGTATACGGTAGATTCGATTGGAATGTTGGTGACTGGAGATCAGCATACTTATTTGGCTCATCATCTACTGTAGTACCTACAGCAGGTCCTGACTTCGAAAGTCAGCAGTATGGAGATCCAAACGCATAAAGATTGAACAATAGAGGGTAGCAATACCCTCTATAATTCAGTTTTTATTATTTAATAATAAATATATGAAGTTTAAATGCAAGCTGAGAGTTAGTTCTCCCGGTGAATTAAACACGTACAAGTGGATTGAAGTTGAAGCTAAAAGCAAAGCTGAAGTGGAGATGCATTCACATTATATTGAAGTAAAGGAAGTTATTAAAGAGTCTAAATCTAAATCTAATGATGTACACAACACCCGAAAAGGTAAGAGTAAGAGCAGGCTTTCAAAATCCGTATAACAGGGTACCAATTCTTGGTACGCCTGATGGAGCTGAAACAACGTTCTATATCGATAACGAAGATCCTATCAAATTCGTGCCTGCGCAAGGCCTGAGTGCAATGGTAGCAGGTATAAGTAGTATAAAAGTATATGTAGGTTTATCAGGCGTTCTCGGTAGTTCCCAAATGGTAGTGACAGCGATTGATGATGAACTTGGTTCTTTCACATTAGGCACGGCACCTGTTGTAGGTGCAAGTGTAACAATAACTTACTCAAGTTCTAGTATCAGTAATGAGGATGTAGATGATATTTTGTCTCAGGCCCAGAATTTGATAAATAACAAGCTAGGACAATGTTATGACATACCATTATCTCCAGTCCCAAGTGTGATTGAGAGACTAACAACGGACCTAGCAGCTTTTTATCTGTTAGAACGTGAGTATGGGGCAGCTGCGCCAGATTCCAACAGTGATGCACAAGCTTTATATGACAGGTTATTTGGTGATAACAGCGTTGTAGTACGTCCTGGGACAACAACGGACACAGAAGTTATTAATAATGGTGAACTGGGAATGATTTGCACCCCCAAGTATGTACTTTACCAGAACGATGGCACACTAATAGGAAGGAAAGATGATGATATTTCAGGTAATAATACTTTCATTACAGGGGGACGGGTCAATGGGCGCCTATTTGATATTACAGAAGAGCCATTCCGTAAAAAAGATTGGCAAATTGATGTCAACCAGAATCAACCTGGAAGCGGTATTCCTTATGGCGATAATGATGACAATAACTCATAATACAGACGATTTAGTAAGTTCTATTGAAAATAAAATAAAGGATATAACTAACTTGAGGGAGCCTTTGCGAGAAACTGATAAAGCTATACATAAAGAGTATAGTCTCAACTTTGATTTCCAGGGCTTCAGAACTGGGAAAGCATGGTCTAAGTTAGCTAAGTCCACTCAGAAACAACGTGCAAGACTTGGTTTCGGAGCGGCTAGGCCAATATTGATTCGGACTGGAAAGCTTCAAAGGGGTTTAAATAAAGGTATGGTAAATAGAAATAAACTATTAATCAAAAACAGTGTAGATTATGCAATCTACCATCAAGAAGGAACATCTAAGATACCTAAAAGGCCTTTATTTCTATTTACTAAGCGAATGAAGAGGACTATAAGCCAAATATTTATAAACCATATAAAAGAAAGTCTGAGATGAATGAAGTGATTGAGAAAACTTTACAAGTGCTTGAGGAAGGGTTAACTAGAAACCAAATCGAACACTATTATAATGGAAAACCTATCGATCCATCGGCATTACCTAAAGCGGAGCTAATTAAAGGGGTAATATGTGTGTACCCAATAACTAGTGATACAACCATTGATACAACAAACCAAGATCGAAGTGATTACACAGTTGGAGTCTTGGTAGCTAAAAATGTACAGAATCAGTATAACAAACAAGCTAAGAAGATATTGAACTTTACACAAATGGTTAAGCTAGTTGAAAGCTTTGATACAACTACTAGCCCAGCTACATTAAAAACAAATACAATAAGATCTATTATAAGGCGAGCTTATAACAGAGTAGCCTTAGGACATACATTTACTGTCGAGTACGATGTAGAGGAAATAAATAATGAAATGGTCGCACAGGCGTTGATAATATTAGAATTTAGAGATTTAACATTACAATCATATGGCTAAGAAAATAGCAAAATCACAGTATAAAGTAACAGTACCTGGGGTTGGTCTGATTACACCAGATGGCGTATTAGTAACGGCTGAGCAAGTAGCAATACTAAAAAACGTCGCCACTGTAATAATTTTAGATATTAAAAAAACCAAAGATGGCAACAATAGTAGCCTATAAAGATATTGGTATTGCAAACGAGCCTTCCCTTGGGGCAAGTGTCGCAGTTGCTGACTATATACATGTCAAAACTTATGCAGTTGATGATGTACCAAATAAAGAAAGAGTCGATGATACTAGCAATACAACTAAGGGGCATGACCGGATTGAGGCACGACGTGTTGATTTAACTGGCAGTCTGACTGGATACGGCTCACCAAGGGTTTTGCACCATGCATTTGAGTTAGTAAATATGGTAGGTGCTACAGCAATAGCTACTGTAGGTACGTCAGCGAGTGAGTACGAATATCAGCAGACAACAGGTGGATCGTCTCAATTGAGTAAAAGTACATATGCTGATTATAATAACAGCACAGCAATTCACCGTGGTATGAGAGCATCACAGATAGAGCTCTCAGCTTCTAATGATCTAATTGATGTTTCATTAGATCTACTTGGTGTGAATAAAGACCCAGGAATAACTTTGGCTGGAAGTGGCGAGGCAACAAAGCCATGGAAATTTAGCAACGTGAATATATATATAGGTGCCACACTAGGTGATATTGAGACTGGTGGAACTGCATTTCATATTACAGAGTGGACAATAACCTATGCTAACAATCTGGAGGGCACGCATCAGAGTGGCCAGAATACTATTAAAAGGTCTGACATTAAGATTCCAACATTTGACATGAATTTAACGCTATACAACGAGACCGAATTCTTCCAAGGCGCTAAAAATGGATGCAGCACATACGCAATGAGGTTGGTCGGTGAGTTAGATCCTTGCCAGGGAACTATAGTGGGAAGCACACCATATAAATTAACAATTGATGTGCCTTTCTTTGAGGTTGTGACATCTCCTAGAACTTATGAGGCAGGCGAGTTTATTAGTGAGAAAGTAGCAATGTATGCCAAGTATTCAGCAGCAGATGATGCATTATGGATACCTAGACTGATTAGAGAAAACTAAGTCTTGAAGGCGTGGTGGTTGGCCCCATCCATCACGCTTACAGACACTAACAATAATGGGGCTATTTTAAAATATTATAATTGGGGCAATGGCAGAAAGAAAATTAGAAAACATTAAATTCGAGTACCAGGAAGGCGAAGTATCCATAAGTGTCTTATCTTATATGCTGGAAGAAGAAATCCAAGAGTACCTTACGATAGTCTTTGGCGCAGACGGAGATATAACAGATGCGATCAAATTGACACCTACAAGTTTGATCTCGCTACGGAAGTTCTACTTCGAGAAGATGATACAAAATGTAGTTTTTGACAACGAAGTAATAAATATACTAGAGGTTGAGACAGAGCTAAGGTCAGCAGTATTTGTCCAGGTTAATGAATACTATCAAAAAAAAACGTCAGTCTAATTAAAGAATATAAAGGCTACGGCGTCGTTATAAGAAAAATGCGGGCTGGTGCAGGAGGGGCTATTAGGGACCTAAAGGATATTGCCATGCTAGATGTTTGTGAAGTATGTGGTTATACATATGATGAATATATGAGTAATCCATCTTGGTTTAATGAAAAGATGAAAATTAAAATTGCTATAGATAAATCTAAACCTAATATTATAGAGTAATGGCAGAAAAATTAAAGATTGAGGTAAAAGTAGTCGGGGCAGATAAGGCTAAAAATAGCTTATCCGGTATAGGTAAGACCGCCAAGATGGCTGGAGGCGATTTAGATAGCCTCTCGAAAAGTATGAGTGGAATACAGAAGTCTGTCAGTGGTTTAAATAGCAGTTTTAAAGCTTTTCTTGGATTTCAAATCTTCCAAGCTAGTTTAGAAGGTATTATTAGTATCGGCCAATCTGTTATAGGGACATTACAAGATATAGGGCAGCAGGCGCTTGAGGTGGGTTCATTTTTTGAACAGACCGGTATAGCGTTTAAGACGCTAATTGGGCAAGAAGCTTCAAGCAAACTACTCACACAACTTACAGATTTCGCAAAAACAACCCCTTTCGAGCTAAGGGAGATAACTACCGCTTCCAAGAAGTTGCTAGCCTATGGGGTAAGCGCTGAAGAAGTTGTACCTACACTTGAACGTTTAGGTAATATATCTGCTGGGTTAGGTGCTGAAACATTTGGACCTCTTATCCGAGCTTTTGGGCAGGTTAAAGCAAAAGGCAAACTTTCAGCACAAGAACTAAATCTACAGTTCTCAGAGGCTGGTGTTCCCTTAAGAGACCAGCTACAAAAAGACTTAGGGATAACAGGAGAGCAACTTGATAAGCTTGTTAGTCAAGGTAAGATTGGGTTTAATGAAATGAATCGGTCTTTGGAAAATCTGGCAAATAATAAGTTTGGGAATTTAATGGCTCAGCAATCAGACACTTTTGCTGGCCGTATGAGCAATTTAAAAGATGTTATAGATATAACACTGGCAAGTCTTGTTGGCGTAGGCGCAGATGGGGTTGTAGCCGAAGGAAGTATAATTGACATCGCTACAAAAGGATTAGCAGAGCTAACAAGTTTTATTGAAGCTAATGCACCTATAATACGAGAGTTTATAAATGGAGTCGTAGCAGCATTTACACAGAATTGGCCAAAGATTAGGGCAGTTATAGAAGATGAGGTCCTACCAGCTGTTATGGGGGTGATAGGGGCGATAACAGGCAATAAGACAGCTGTAGTAGGAGATACTGAAGAAATGGCAGAGGCATTGGGTACAGGTTTAGCAGATTCAGTTGTAATATTAGCTCAGGGTATAACCTTTCTAGCAGATTCCTTAGCTGGATTGATACGAGTTGCACGGTCAGTTAAAAGAACAATAGAGCCGCTAATGCCTCTTTTAAGAACATTGCAGAATGTCGCTACGCTAGGTGTGAGTGAGAGCATACAGGCACAATTTGCGCCCCCAGGATCTGGCGGTGGAACTGCTGGTAGACCTGGTGGTGGGAGAGCATTTGGAGGTGTTATACCAGGTAATAGCAGAGTGGGCGATAAGATGCTTGTAAGGGCAAATAGCGGTGAGATGGTTTTAACACAACAAGATCAAAAGGGTTTAATGAGCTTGATCAGGGAAGTTTCAAATGGTGGTAGTGTTAATAATAATTTTAATGCGCCGATAAGTTTTGGAGGGGGGAGACCACAGGCCCA